GCATCCACCAGACGTTTTCCGCGACCGGGGGCAGCGTGACGCGGCTCGAACGGTCGCTGAGCTCCGGGCTGGGGCGGGCCATCGACGGGGTGATCCTCGACGGAATGAAGCTCTCGGACGCGCTGGGCGTGGTGGCGCGCTCGATGGTGGATGCGGCCTACCGCGCCGCGGTGCGACCGGTGTCGGATCATCTGGGCGGGCTGATCGCCGGCAGCATGGCCGGGGTGTTCGGCGGGCTCTCGCCCTTCGCGCAAGGCGGCGCTTTCGCGCAGGGCAAGGTGATGCCGTTTGCCTCGGGCGGGGTGGTCAACGGGCCGGTGGCCTTCCCGATGCGGGGCGGCACCGGGCTGATGGGCGAGGCCGGTCCCGAGGCGATCATGCCGCTCTCGCGCGGGCCGGACGGGCGGCTCGGGGTTCGGGCCAGCGCCGCGCAACAGCCGCCGATGGTGGTGATGAACATCACCACGCCAGACGTGCAGGGCTTCCGCCGCAGCCAGTCGCAGATCGCGGCGCAGATGAGCCGCGCGCTGGGTCAGGGCCTGCGCAACCGCTGAGAAGCTGAGGAGAAGAGCATGAGTTTCCACGAGGTGAGATTTCCCGCCGACCTGAGCTTCGGCGCGCTCGGCGGGCCCGAGCGGCGCACGGACGTGGTCGAGCTGAGCAGCGGCTTCGAGGAGCGCAACAGCCCCTGGGCGCATTCGCGGCGGCGCTATGACGCGGGGCTGGGGCTGCGCGGGCTCGACGATATCGAGCAGCTCCTGGCGTTTTTCGAGGCGCGGCACGGTCAGCTCTACGGGTTTCGCTGGAAGGACTGGGCCGATTACCGCTCCTGCCGGCCCTCGGGCACCGTGGACCCCGGCGACCAGGTGATCGCGCGGGGCGACGGCGCGACGCGAAGCTTCCAGCTGGTCAAGGTCTATCGCTCCGGCGGGGCCAGCTATGCCCGCCCGATCACCAAGCCGGTGGCGGGCACGGTGATCGCCGCCGTGCAGGACGTGGAGATGCGCGAAGGCGTGCATTTCGCGCTCGACCTGACAACTGGGATGATCACCTTCACCGATCCGCCGCTTTCGGGTGTGGAGATCACCGCGGGCTACGAGTTCGACGTGCCGGTGCGCTTCGACACCGAGCGCATCAACGTGAGCGTCGCGAGCTTCCAGGCCGGGCAGGCGCCCGACGTGCCGGTGGTCGAGGTGCGGGTCTGATGGGGGCGGCGGAGCTTCACGCCCATCTGGCCGGCGGGCTTGGCACCGTGGCGCGTTGCTGGGCGGTGACGCGGGCCGATGGCATTGCACTCGGGTTCACCGACCACGATCGGGATCTCGCGTTCGACGGGCTGAGCTTTCGCGCCGATACCGGGCTCAGCGCCAAGACGCTGCAGCAGGCCACGGGGCTCTCGGTCGACAATTCCGAGGCGATGGGTGCGCTGCGCGACGACGCACTTTCGGAGGCGGATATCGAAGCCGGGCGCTTCGATGGGGCCGAGGTGGTGTGCTGGCTGGTCAACTGGCAGGATGTGAGCCAGCGGCGGGTGCTGTTCCGCGGCTCGATCGGCGAGATCCGTAGCGCGGGCGGGGCCTTTCACGCCGAGCTGCGTGGCCTGACCGAGGCGCTGAACCGGCCTCTGGGGCGCGTCTATCAGGCGCCGTGCACGGCGGTGCTGGGGGATGCGCGCTGCCGTGTCGATCTCGATGAGCCGGGGTATTTTCACGAGGGCGCGGCGGTGCAGGTGCAGGACAACAGCGAACTGCTCTTTGGCGCGCTGACCGGCTTCGAGGCGGGCTGGTTCCAGCGCGGCCGGCTGGTGGTGCTGAGCGGCACGGCGCAGGGGCTGACGGGGGCGATCAAGCGCGACCGTTTCAGCGAAGAGGGGCGGCGGATCGAGCTTTGGCACCCGCTTGGGGCGGCGCTTGCGGCGGGCGATCTGGTGCGGCTCGAGGCGGGCTGCGACAAGCGGCTCGAGACTTGCCGGCTCAAGTTCAACAACGTGGTCAACTATCAGGGCTTTCCCGACATTCCCGAGGAGGACTGGATGCTGGTGCATCCGACCCGCGCCAAGGCCAAGGGCGGGGGAAGCCGGCGATGAGCGCGCGGATCGTGAGCGCGGCGCGGGGCTGGATCGGCACGCCCTACCGCCATCAGGCCTCGCTGCGCGGGGCGGGATGCGATTGCCTCGGCCTCGTGCGCGGGGTCTGGCGCGAGGTGATCGGACCGGAGCCCGAGACGGTGCCCGCCTATACCCGCGACTGGTCCGAGCCGCAGGGCGAGGAGGCGCTGCTGGCCGCTGCATTGCGCCACATGGCGCGCAAGCCGCTCGAGGACGAGGCGCCGGGCGATGTGCTGCTGTTTCGCATGCGCGACGGCGCGGTGGCCAAGCATCTGGGGTTGCAGGCCGGGCTTGGCGCGGCGGCCAGTTTTGTTCATGCCTATAGCGGCCACGGCGTGGTCGAAAGCCGGCTCAGCCGGCCCTGGTGCCGCCGGCTGGTGGCGCGCTTTGCGTTTCCCGAAGGAGCAAGCTGATGGCGACACTCGTCTTTTCCGCCGTGGGCGCCGCCGTTGGCGGGGCCATTGGTGGCTCGGTACTTGGCTTGTCGATGACTGCGGTCGGCCGGTTCATCGGCGCCAGCCTCGGCCGGGCGCTCGACCAGCGGCTGATGGGACAGGGCTCGGAGACCGTCGAGACCGGGCGCATCGACCGCTTCTTCCTCAGCGGCGCGGGCGAAGGCGCCGCGATCCCGCAGGCTTACGGCCGGATGCGACTGGGCGGGCAGGTGATCTGGGCCACCGAGTTCCGCGAGCGGGTCGACAAGGACAAGGTCGGTGGCGGCGGCAAGGGCGGCGGCGGTCCAAGCCAGACGGTCAAGAGCTACAGCTATTCGCTGAGCCTTGCTCTGGCGCTCTGCGAGGGCGAGATCACCAGCGTCAACCGGGTCTGGGCCGATGGCGCCGAGATCCCGGTGGGGGATCTCAACATGCGGGTCTACACCGGCAGCAGGGACCAGCTGCCCGACCCCAAGATCGAGGCGGTCGAGGGGGTCGGGCAGGTGCCGGCCTATCGCGGCACCGCCTACGTGGTGATCGAGGACATGACGCTCGAGAATTACGGCAACCGGGTGCCGCAGCTGAGCTTCGAGGTCACCCGCCCGGTGCAGGACGACCCCGAAGACGTGCCGCATATCATTCGCGGCGTGGCGATGATCCCGGGCACCGGGGAATACGCGCTGGCGACCGAGCCTGTCTACATGAGCTATAGCGAGAACGGCTCGGGGCTTCCCAACGTCAACAGCCCCTCGGAAGCCCCTGATTTCAACGTCTCTCTCGACCAGCTGACCGAGGAGGTGCCGAACTGCGGCGCGGTCTCGCTGGTGGTGAGCTGGTTCGGCAGTGACCTGCGCTGCGGAACCTGCGAGATCCGTCCGAAGGTCGAGCAGACGGAATACGAGTCGAAGAATATGCCGTGGCAGGTCTGCGGCGCCACGCGGAGCACGGCGCAGGCCGTGCCCGAGCTTGACGGTCGCCCGGTCTATGGCGGCACGCCCTGCGACGCCTCGGTGATCCAGGCGATCCGGCGCATGGTGGCGCAGGGGCTCGACGTGCTGGTCTACCCGTTCATCCTGATGGATCAGATGGCAGGGAACGGCCTGCCGGATCCGTGGAGCGATGCCGAGAACCAGCCCGAGCTGCCATGGCGCGGGCGCATCACGCTCGACGTGGCACCTGGCCGGCCTGCCTCGCCCGATGGCACCTCCGCCGCCGACGCTCAGGTGGCGGCGTTCTTCGGCACAGCGCAGGCCTCGGATTTCACGGTTGAGGGTGGCGAGGTAACCTATAGCGGCCCCGACGAATGGAGCTATCGCCGCTTCATCCTGCACCACGCGGCGCTCTGTGCCGCCGCCGGGGGCGTGGAGGCGTTCTGCATCGGCTCGGAGATGCGCAGCCTGACATGGATCCGTGGCGCGAGCGGCTTTCCGGCGGTGGCGGCGCTCAGGGCGCTGGCTGCGGAGTGCCGGGCGCTGCTGGGGCCTGACGTCAAGCTCAGCTATGCTGCCGACTGGTCGGAATATTTCGGCTACCAGCCGCAGGATGGAACGGGCAATGTGTATTTTCACCTCGATCCGCTCTGGGCCGACGACGAGATCGACTTCATCGGTATCGACAATTACATGCCGCTCTCGGATTGGCGCGACGGCACGGACCATGCCGATGCCGCCTGGGGGGCGGTCTACGATCCGGGCTACCTGATGGCCAACGTGGCGGGCGGCGAGGGCTTCGACTGGTACTATCCCTCCAGGCAGGCTCGCGACGCGCAGCGCCGTGAGCCGATCACCGACGGCGCGCATCACGAGCCTTGGGTGTTTCGCTACAAGGACATCCGCGGCTGGTGGGGCCACGCCCATCACGAGCGCATCGGAGGCGTGCGCCAGCCTGACCCCACCGGCTGGGTGCCCGGCTCGAAGCCGATCCGCTTCACCGAGCTGGGCTGCCCGGCGGTCGACAAGGGCACCAACCAGCCCAACAAGTTCCTCGATCCCAAGAGCTCCGAAAGCGACTTGCCGTACTACTCCAACGGCCTGCGCGACGAGATGATCCAGCGCCAGTACCTGCGGGCGGTGCATGGCTACTGGACCGACCCGGCCAACAACCCGGTCTCGGAGACGTATGGCGCCCCGATGCTCGACATGGAGCACGCTTATGTCTGGGCGTGGGATGCGCGGCCCTACCCGTGGTTCCCGGGGCGCGCCGAGCTTTGGGCCGATGGCGACAATTACCGGCGCGGGCACTGGATCACCGGCCGCGTCTCGTCGCGCACGCTGGCCTCGGTGGTGGCCGAGATCTGCGAGCGCGCGGGGCTGCAGGACTACGATGTCAGCGCGCTGCACGGCTGGGTGCGCGGCTACGTGGTGGGCGAGGTGGGCGATGCCCGGCGCGCGTTGCAGCCGCTGATGCTGGCACATGGCTTCGACGCTGTGGAGCGCGACGGCCGCCTGCACTTCATCCTGCGCAAGGACCGACCGGTGCAGGCGCTGGAGCGCGATGCGCTCGCCGTGTCGCCGGAGCTTGATGGCGATCTGGTGCAGACCCGCGCCGCCGAGGCCGAGATGGCCGGGCGGGTGCGGCTGCGCTTCCTCGAGGCCGATGGCGATCATCTCGCTGTGGCCGAGGAG